GATACAACACCCTGAGGATTACGTTGATGAAAACGTCGAGAAAACTAAAAGGAATTATTATTAATGATAAATAAAATTATCAGAAACTTTATCGCTAAACAGATAGCCGGTCGTTCTGATGACGGCATCATGATCACACTTAAAGATCCACAAAGAGTCACGTTAGGTGAGAATATTATGGCGGATCTATTAATGCGTAATGGCATTGATCCAATGGCCATTACTAGTGAGGCACAATTAAAAACAATTTTACAACAGATTGAAAATGCTCAAGCAGCAGCAATAAGAAATACAGGAATTAGAAACACAGAATCAGCAAAAGTATTTGATCTAAAAGGTAGAAAAATAGAAAACACAGATAACATTATGGGTGGTGAAGAGATGCCACCACCAGGAAGCAGAGGTGGTCCTGATGATATCGCGGCACCAGTGCAATCATCAGAAGAGACATTGAAAAACATGATTATGGCAGAGAACAAAAAGAATATCGCTGCAATGAAAAAAAGAAAAATGTTAGATGAGGCGATCGATAATGTATCACCATCACTTACTGGAGATAGAAAATACGATGCAGATGTGGTTGCAGCAGATCTAGCAGAGCGTATGGGATTGGTTTACGATGACATGCCAACAAAAGAAAGATTAAAACTTTATGATGAAGCATACACAGGTTTAACTAAAAAGAAATTTGATCCACCAGAAGATTTTGCAAAAGGCGGTATAGCACGTATCGGTCTGAAAGACGGCATGAACAGAAGAACGTTCCTAAAATTATTAGGTGGTGCAATGTCTATACCAATCATAGGTAAGATTTTTAAACCATTTAAAGTTGGTAAGACAGTGACTAAAGTTCCAATAATTAAAACAGACAATGTTGCAGGTAAACCAGAATGGTTCGATCAACTAGTTAATAAAGTAATTCTTGAAGGAGATGATGTTACAAAAAGATTTGCAACTAAAGACAGAGAAATTGTACATATGAAAGTTTTAGATGAAGGTACAGGTGGTAAAGAATTTCCTCCAGGAGGACCTGGAGCTAATGATACTTCTATAATAGTAACACAAGATTTAGATGCAGGAGCTGTTAGAGTTGAGTACAGAAATCCAGAAAACGTTTACGGAGATCCAGTTGAACTACGATACAAAAAACCTAATCCTGATGAAGGAGATCCAAGACCATCAGCTGAGTTTGACACTGCAGAGTCAGGTCCAGTTGGAAGAGCATATGGTCCAGATGATTATGAAATAGAAATAGATGAACTTGGTGGCACGAGTATTAGTGACTTAACATCTGATGTTTCAAAATTAAAAGAATATGCAACAGGTCAAAAACCTACATTAAAAGAAATTGTACAAATTAAAAAAAGAAAAGACAGAGCTAAAGGTATATCAGAAGGTGGAGAAGATGAAATGGAAGAAGTCATTAGAAGACAAGGTGAGTATATACAATATGATGATGTAGATCCTGAACCACTTGATTTTGCAAGAGGCGGTATCGCTAGAATGTTAGGTGAGTAATGGAAGACCTACAAGATAAAATTATAGAGTTGATGGATCTCTTCGACGGAGAGGTCACGACAGCAGACAAGATAGACAGACCACAAAGAGCGTTAGACAAACAAGCTATCGATGATTTCATGGACCGTAATCCAATGGCCGGTGGTGGTATGTTAGTGCAACCAGGTTTTGGTGGCACGAGGCAGGGGTACTCAAAAGATAAACCTGGAAGTGTATATAAAGATGGTAATGGTTATTCTGTTAAAATTGGATCTGCTAGCAATCCAAACACAATTACAAAATACTTTGGTGCAAAAAAATATGGATCTTTAGAAAAAGCAAAAAAAGCAGCAGAAACTTTTAGAGTAAAAGAAGCAAAAGATTTTGAGTTTAAACCTCAAGGGCCACAAACTGGAAAACAGGCGGCGGCTGAAAAAGCCATTCAAGAATTATTAGATGAAGGAACAGAAATAACTACAAAAAATATTTTAGATAAAATGCCTAAAAAAATAATTAAAGAAGGTGTTGCAGATTCAGTTTTAAATAAAGCAAAGAAAAAATTTCCTAATTTAGATTTTAAAAAATCACCGAGAGTTTTTTTAAAAGCACCTAAAGATATTGCAAAAGTGTCTAAATTAATTGAAGATGGTTTACCATTAAAAGAAATTCAAGCAAAAGGTTTTGATGTTAAATTTATAAAAAGAGTTGCTAAAGTAAATAATTTAAAGATAGCAGAAACAAGTTATGATTATTATGAAAACGTTAAAAAAATAACAAATGATTTAACAAAAATAGGTAAAAATAAAAAAATAGTTGAAGCATTTGAAAATGGAACAGTATCTAAAGATTTAATAGACCAAGTTGGTAAAGTTACAAAAAGCAATGATCCTTTTTATGATTCTAGATTACTTTTTAAATTAGCAGAATACTATGATGGCTCTTTGGAGGAATGGTATAAACCTAAACTTTCAAAACCCACATCAAATCAAATAGCTAATTCTGACAAAGTAATTAAAAGTTCTGCTACATTTTTAGGTGGAAAAAGAAACGGATATGCCTATCAAAATTTTTTATATGATTGGGGAGCTAAAAAAATAGATAAAGTTTTAAATTTACCTTTAGGAACATTTAGAGGAATTCAAAGAGATATAGCAAGAACACTACCTTCAGGTATTTCTTTGGATGAAGTTTTTGGAGTAAAATCTAGTGGAAGATTTGCCCCTATAGAAGGTATTTTAACAAACCCTTTAGAGAGTGGAGCAAATGTGGACAAGGGTAGTTTTGTTGATAATGTAAAAAGTAACTATCAAAAACAATTAGTAGATGCTTCGGGAAATCCCAAAAAACAAAAAGAAATTTTAAAAGATTATAATGATGTGGTGCAAAAATCTAAAGTAAGATATCCTGATGTAGAATTTCCTAATTATAAAGTAGGTCAACCTCCTAACAAAACTATAAAAGGTTTTGATAAACTACCACCTTTAATTCAAAATAGACTTTTAGAAAGTTATAAAACAACAGGGATATCTCCAGTCACTAAAAAAGCTGTTAGCATATTTGATGTTGCAAAAGCAACAGGATCAAAAACTTTTGGAAAACTAGATGAATCTGTTCAGGCTAGTTTATCTAACATAACTTCAAAACAAGAAAAAAGTATTTTAAATAATCTTCAAATAAACAGTAAATTAGATGAGTGTAGATTAGATTCAGCAGAGGGTGGTCGTATTGGTTTTAAATTTAGTACAAAGTGTATCACAGATGGTTTAAATGAAACCAAAAAGAAAGCAGCAGCTGGAGATCAAAAAGCTGCAAGACAATTAGTTGAGACAGCAGAAGCTGCATCAAAAGGTGGTCGATTACTAAAAAATATCCTAGGTCCAGGAGCCATTCTTGGTGAAGCAGTATTCGAAGGAGCGATCATCGGTAATAAAGTTTTAGGTGGTAAGCCTTTAAAACAAGCATGGGCTGAAAGTTATTTATCTTATCTTGATCCAAGAAAATATTCTGGTGAGTTAGATCCAACACTGATGCAAAGAGAACAGATGTTAGAGAGCACAGCTGATAAAAATATTTTACAATCAGGTTTTGATGCACAAGATAGGATTTCTGCTTTTAATGAGGCTCGTAGAAAAGAAGAGTTAGCAGAGATAAGACAACGTCCTGATCAATTGATGACAGAAGCTGAAAGAGAAAAACTAAGAGCTTATGAAAAACAATCCAGTCCTTTTATAAAAGATAGTCAACTACAAAAAGATGCAGACATAATATCTGGCGAAGCATTTAAAGATGCATCAAACATTGCACAAGAATATATACAAGGACAAGAAGGTAAACAAAGATTTGATTTAGGAATTTTAGGAACTCCACGAGGAGAGTTGTCGGAAGATAGAAGAATGTTTGAAGCAAACAAAGCAATGAAAAATTTATACGAACAATACTCTGATGATGAAGTAAGATCATTTTTAAAACAATCATTAGGCACAGATGACGATAAATTAATAGATAGATATCTTGAGCTTACAGGTGTTACAGAGAGAATCACACCTGCAGTTACAAGAACTTTGAGTGGATTAGATTTATTAAGAACAGGTGATCAAATAGAACAAGCAAAACAAAGAATAGCAGATGCAGGCGGTGTTGCTAATCTAGCAAGGGGTGGACGTGCAGGTTATAAATTAGGTAAATTGATAAAAGTAAAACCATCAAAAGTAAGAGATGAAGTAAAAGCTATAATAGATGATAGTATAAAAAAACAAAAAGAGAGAGAATTTTCTCCAAATTTAGATTTGGATGCTCTAATTAAAAAAACACTTGATGAGGATTTATTTGATAAGAAAGACAGGATTGTAGATTCTATAAATATATCAGAAGCAAAGAAAAGAAGAAACTATCCATACAACATGCGAGTTCAAGAAGAACCAAAGAATTTAGATTTTTACAGAGATATAAAAGAATCTGATTTCAGAACTAAGACAGGACCTTATTACGATAGAATAAGAAGAAACAAAGCAGGTGGTGGCTTATTAAAACAGGCAGGTGATAGATCAGGTCCGCCACCAGAATCAGGACCAAACCCACAAGGGTTGCAAGGTCTATTAAATCGTGTTAAGAAGATATAGGAGTAATAAATGGCAGATATAGATAAAGGACTCCCTAACACTCGTACGAAACTAGACATCCCTTCAGAAGAAGAGATGGCAGAAGAAGTTAGTGTTCAGGAAGAAGAAGCACAACAAAAAGGACCCGTTGAAGTAACACCAGAAGAAGATGGTGGTGCAACGATTGACTTTGACCCAGGTGCAATCAATACACCTGGAACACAAAATCATTTTGATAACTTAGCAGATATCTTACCGGAAGAAAATCTAGAACCAATTGGAAATGAGATGGTTCAAAATTACATGGACTACAAATCTTCTAGAAAAGATTGGGAGCAAGCTTACACAACTGGTTTAGATTTATTAGGATTTAAATACGAAAATAGAACTGAACCTTTTCAAGGTGCATCTGGTGCAACACACCCAGTTCTTGCAGAAGCAGTCACACAGTTTCAAGCACAAGCTTACAAAGAATTATTACCTGCAGATGGACCAGTTAGAACACAGATTATAGGTGTTAAAAATCCTGGAACAGAACAACAGTCTGAGCGTGTAAAAGATTACATGAATTATTTGATAATGGATCAGATGAAAGAATACGAATCAGAGTTTGATTCGATGTTATTTCATTTACCATTAGCTGGATCAACATTTAAAAAAGTATACTACGATGTACCAATGGGTAGAGTAGTATCTAAATTTGTACCAGCAGATGAATTAATCGTTCCGTATACAGCTACCTCATTAGATGATGCGGAAGCGATTATTCATACAATAAAAATGTCTGAAAATGAATTACGAAAACAACAAGTCAATGGTTTTTATACTGACGTTGAGTTAGGCCCTCCAGGTTCTAATATAAACGATGAGTTAAATAAAAAAGAACGTGAATTAGAAGGTACAAAGAAAACAGGAAAAAATGATCCTGTTTACACTTTGTTAGAGTGTCATGTGAATTTAGACTTAGAAGGTTTCGAAGATGTTGGAGCAGATGGTGAACCAACAGGAATAAAATTACCTTACATCGTAACAGT